ATAAAAAATTCTTTATAGTCCATTTAAAACAAAGATAAATAAAAATACCGGATTTTACCGGGATTTCCAAGTGAATCAATATTCTCATATTGTTGTTCACAATGGGTACAAATAAAAAATTCCATGCAGAAATATGCATGGAATTTGAAGTAATATAAATACTTGATAGATGTTATAACATATATAAATTTTATATAATAACTAAAACACCTGAATGCACCTATCCGGCTGAATCGTAACCTGAATCTCGGCTAGTCCTTCTTCCGCATAGCTCAGGTCTTGGAAGTTCATATCGGTAATCATTGCGCCTTGGATAATCCAACGTTCAACAACAACACCACTTGGGTCAAGCATGTCGAGTTCAATGTCTTTCTTATAAGATACTGCATACCCCATTCTACCAGTTACAGATTCGGCATGTTCTCTAAACCACTCCATCAAGGCTTGAGAAGCTGAAGGCCCAATTGGGTCACGGAACGTGATAGAAATAGCGTCCCATTTAAATCTACCCGCAACAAAGGTTGACGTGTTTAAGAATGGAATTTCAACCGCACCGATTGTTGCTTTCGGACGTGCCGCAGTTGAGACATACCACTCGTTGATACCCATCGTTGATGGGAAACGAACCACGAACCTGTTTTTCTTCTTAGGCTCAAATGGAATTGGTAATTTTGAAAGAAGTGTTGCCATATTTATATTTATGTTTTATATTTTATTACGGTAATCATTAACCGTTAGATATAAATATGTTGCACTTAAAAAAATTTAAAGAATGGAGAAAGAATTATTTACTTTTTTTACAACTGACAATAAAAGCGGGTGGAAAACGAGGGAAGACAGACTGAGGAACTACGATAATAAATTATGTGAAGCCATTCTTTTGTATACAAACCATTTAACTCTTTCATTTAAAGAAAGGATATATCACTACATATATCAAATCAAAGAAATCCCCAAATGTAAAAACTGTAATAAGGAATTAGTATTTGGAAGGTCGATTCAGGAAGGATATGGAACGTATTGTTCCATGTTGTGTATGAACAAATGTGATGAACATAAAAAGAAGGCGAGAGAAGCAATGGACTACGACACCACTTTTGAAAAAATAAAAAAAACAAATTTAGAAAGGTATGGGGTTGAGAATATTTTTTCAAAAACTGATTTTATTAAAAATAAAATGATTGAAAAATATGGGGTGTCGCACCCAACACATATCAATGGTATCATTGAAAAAAGAACGCAAACAAATAAAAAGAAATACGGAGCAGTTGTAGCGGTAGCTAATAAAGAATACCTTAAAAACAAAAAAGAAGTCCATTTAAAATCCTTGTCTGAAAAATATTCTGTTCAAATTAAAGACAGGTATAATGATAATATTTTAGCGTTATGTACATACCATGTGGTGTGTGATAGGTGTAACAATGAATACTTAATAAAAAAACCAACATTCGATTATAGAATCAAAAGAAGAATTAACCCTTGTATATTTTGTAATCCTCTCAACGAAAACGATTCTCTCATTCAAAAGGAACTTTTTGCACAAATTTCCGGCCTAACCCAAAATGTTCTTTATAACACAAAAGAGATTATACCCCCAAAAGAATTAGACATATATTTTCCCAATGAAAAATTTGCGGTTGAGTTTAACGGGCTTTATTGGCACTCTGATAAATTGAAAGAAAAAACCTATCATTTGAATAAACTTAAACTGTGTGAAGAGCGTGGAATAAGGTTAATACAAATTTTCGAAGATGAATGGTTAGGAAAATCAAATATTGTTATTTCACTAATAAAGGCAAAATTAGGAGCATTGTCACATAAAATATATGCCCGGAAATGCACCATAAAAGAGGTTTCGTTTGTTGATGCTAAAGAATTCCTTGATAGCAGTCACCTCCAAGGCAATTGTGTATCCAAATATCGGTATGGTTTATATTTTAAAGATGAACTTATGATGATAATGACGTTTGGTAAAAAAAGAAAAAACTTGGGGGAAAACCATGTTGAAGGGGAATATGAACTACTTAGGCTCTGTAGTAAAACAGATACATCAATAATTGGTGGCGCAAGCAAACTCCTTAATCATTTTATTGAGAAACACAACCCCAAAAAAATTATTTCATATGCCGATAAACGGTATTCAGATGGAAAAGTATATGATAGTTTAAACTTCAAATATGAACATGATTCACCACCAAACTATTATTATTTGGATAAAACAAACTTCAAACGCATCAACAGATTCAACTTTCGCAAAGACGTATTGGTGAGAGAGGGATATGACATAAATAAAACTGAAAAAGAGATAATGGAAGAGAGGGGTTATTCAAGAATTTATGATTGTGGAAACAAAAAATACGTTTTAGAATGTGGAAAACTTTTTTAGGCCAATGGACTTGACTTATTGAATTTTATTTACAATATTTAATAAGGATATATTATATAGTATATATTAATATAATATATTGGTATTAATATTATTAATATATAGTTTCTACTCAGCAAATAAAAACCAACTCTATGAAAATAGAAATCCAAAGGAATGAGACAAGTTATCCAATCGTGTATGATAATGTAGAAAACGCATACACTAAAGGGTCGATGTATTGTGTCATGTTTATTAAGGATGGTGAAAGGGTAACACATAAATACCCGTTATGCAGCATCTTTAGAGTGGTTGAAGATTATAATAAGTCTAAACAATAATGCTGATTAGAGTCAAAATCTTTAAAAACCAATACACATAAAGATTATGGAACAGATTATTATTCCTCAAGAATGGTTAGAAAACTTCACTAGAGAAGAAATCCAAAATGATTTATTTGAAAGACAGGGATGAATCTTAAGAACACTATTAAATTTATACAAGGGAAAACTTTTAGTTTCGAGACATCAGGTCTTTATTCTTATAAAGAAATGATGCATACTGCTAAGATTCATTATGTTTCTTTAAAAAATAAAAAACAATTAATTGTTGGAGTAAGTTCAAATACCTCTCAACGAAGAATGGATTTGATAAGAGGTGTTGAATGTTTTTTATTGAAATATTATGGTCTTAAAGGGACTTATTCCACTTACAGAAACCATAAGAAAGGAAAAATCGATGATGTCCACCGTATAAGTGGTTTTGTAATATATGTTAACCCAAAAGAGGTCTTCAACATATTAGTCAAGTTAACTTAACTCTCCAACTCTGTCATGAAAAATATCATTAAGGACATTAGAATCAACCGATGGCCCATAACGGTCATCTATGAATAATTTTGGTTTTTCAATACTACCATCTCCAACGGCCTCGTTATACATACACTTAGGGTCATCATCACACCGTTCAGCATACTCTTCCAAATAATCAGCATCAAGATTGAAATTATTTAAATCAATTTCAATAACAGCGTGTTCATAGTCCCATTCTTTGAGAGTTCCAAGTTCTTCAATTGCTGATTTTATTGATTCAACTACGGTATCAGTATAATCAGATTGTAATGCATCTGCAACACAACTATTAATGATATTCGTTAATTCATCCAAATCATCCTCATTATCATCTATAATTTCTTCCAAATCATCATATTCTTCCAAAAGCTCATCTTTGGTTCTCCCCAAAGTTTTTTCTATATATGCCCAAACAGCAGCTATGTTATTTTCATTTAAGTAATCGATATAATGTTTCCAATCATTATTATCATAATAATTGTCGTAAATACCACTATCAAATCCACCATTTTCAATATAATCAACACAGATATCATAATGTACTCTCTCGCCTTTATGATTTTTTCTTGTATAGTTGTAGTTTGAACAATCTATATAATCAGAATATTCACTTACATTAAGATTGAGCGTGAATTTTGTTTGTGGTGGTTGATAATTTGGAATAAGTCCCATTTCCCCGGCTATTTTTTTAGCGGCTCTATTGTTAAATAGTTCGGGTTTAATCTGATAAAGAGTTTTTATTTGTTCAGCAGTCATATCACTCCAATTATAATCCTTGGAACTTTCATATTCACTACCAAAACCGGAGAATGGTTCCATGTCGATTTCTTCAAATATTGGAGTTGTAAGAGAGGTTAAGATTAAATCATAGATATAGGGGAAATATTCTGCTTTTGGTTTGCTGTTTGATTTTCCTTTTGATTGGTACATTATGCCGTCTCTTCTGTCCCAAGCCACCGTTACATGAGAATCTGTTAATGTGTGGTTTCCATGAGGCTTAATTGACCTCAACGAAAAAAGCCTGTTTGAATATCCGGTTCTCCCACAATGTCCCATACGTTCACTTTCCCGGCTACAATAATTGTTGTCAATGAAGGCCCAATAAAATTCTACACCGTTTTCGGTTTTGGGATACCGTTTGATGACCGTATCTGTTTCTTTATAATCAAAGGAAGCTCCGGCAAACTGTTTAAGATATTCATGAAATTGTTCTGCTTTATCGATTGCGGTTTCATAGGTTAATTGACTCAGGTCTTGCCTTCCTGACAATGGGTGTTGCAACCAATCCATAATCATCCTGATATTATTTCGTATATGACTACTCAAACCTTGTTTATTCCAAGCTTTAATAACTTCTTCTTTTTTATAGTTAAATTTATTAATGTGAAATTGTATAAACGCATTAACAAACCATATGGCACGTTTACCCAACATTTGAATTAAATCATCTGCAAGAGTGGATGTAAGACCAATTTTTTCGGTTAAGACTTTAAATATTTTGCTGTTTTGATTATTTATGTGGTCTCTATTACTGGCATATTCTTGTTCCCGGAGCAGTCGTTTGATAAGTGAAGGGATATTAAATTCACGCAAATATCTTTGTTTTCTTCTTTCAAATTTCTCCTCATCCGTATAGGCCCACACAGAAACCTTCTCACTAAAATAGGTGTTCAAATATTCATTTAAATCTAATTCAATGTGGTTCAACAAAATATTTTCATAGTTGTCATTTGGTTTTTGAATAAATTCAATCAAACAAATCAAAACACTCTCATAATCTTCACTTTCAAGTGGGTGGACTTGTTCAATTTTGGTAATTTTGAACAGATATTTTTTACTCCGAAAAGTTTTAGACAGTAAATAATCAACAATCTTTTTATTCATAAAAAAAAATGGTGGGATGACCCACCATATAAATATCCTTACAACCCCGGAAAATTTAGGTTGTAGTTTCTTCCGTCACAGGAGTTTCCACCTTGTCGGTCATGCCAAGTGTTGTTGCCAAGACCACGGAAACAATTGAGACAATTGCATCGATGGTATCAGGTGTAATTACAAACTTTGCAGAAAGATATCCACTTAATGCAGTCAAAATTTGTCTTGCTGCACCACTCACCATGCTAACTGTAGCTGTTTTGTCGATGATTGAAAATACAACCCCGGCAACGCTCATTGCAAGACCTATCAACTCAGTAAATAACCCCGGATTCCCAATGCCTATGGCAATAAGGATACCCCCAATAGCGGATAAGCTGTGTCGAATCAACGATAGTTTTTGTTCTTTCGTCATAATAAATATTTTTATATAAATATTTTGATAGAATAAAAAACCCCCAACATTTGGGGGTTTTATTGTTATTGTGTTGAATATTATACGTTTTCGAACGATGCTCCGGTAGGCGTCACAACAAATTCTACTTCAATATATTCAAGTGATTTTGTTGGTTTGATGAAAATCCTACCCTTCAAAGTGTTCTTTTCAATGTCTTCAGGCGCATAGGACACCACAACACGGAAGTCGGTTAAACCTCTTTCATTTTGAATGGATGCCAAAATCGGGTTTACCAATCTTTCAAACTCGTTTCTTACCACATCATCGTTTTGTTCAAACAATAAACGCAGGGAAACAGCAGCGATTAATTTACGTGCCTGAATCAGCAAACGTCTTACGTTCAGCCTATCCAATGGAGATTCCTTAACCTGAAGCGTTTTGTTACCCCAAATCAATGTACCCTCGTTGGCGAAAGTGGCGATTGGGTTGATACGGCTCTTGTATAGGTCGTCTCTTTGGTCAAGTGTCAACTTCTCTTTTGCTTTGATAGAATTAACCTTACCTCTTGTCACACCCGCAGGAGCGAACCAAGGATGGGCAACGTTATCGGTATAAGCAATGTTCTTTAACACCTCACCAGTTGGAGGAATGTAAAGCTGTGTACCATTGTCTGTATCTCGTACCTGAATCCATGGGTGGTAAGTAGCGGTATAGCTAGAGTCAATACCCACTTCATCCAAATAATCGATTACATTTTCCATCGTATCATTTGGAGCGTTCACAATATACAAACAGTCGGCCCTGTCAATTTCCACAATATCGATGGCTTCTTGAACCAGTGAAGAGTGGTCGTAGAAGTTGATACCCGGAGTGGAAAGCACATTGATGTTGACAGCTTCAGGGTTGTTGTAAACAGTGATACCCTGCAAGTATGCGTAGTAATCGGAGTTACCGTTGGTTGGGTTAAACACACCACCGTTGTCGGTGTTACCACCAGTATAGGTAGATTTACCCACGATGTAGGAATTGGTGTTGGTTCTTTCAGAACGGTAAATATCCCATCCATCGAAACCACCAAACATGGCAACTGTAAACTTAGCAGCATTTAGGTTTGCGTAATCACCCTCAGATGTTTCAAAGTTGATGGTGTTAGTATCAAACACAATTGCACCTGTAGTTGAATCGGTAATAGCAGCCGCTTGGCTTGACAGGTGATAACCTTTTGTTACACCTGATAGTACCTCACCTTTGTAGTCTAACAAAGAGTCATCAGCAGCTTTGGCAGAAGAGAAACCAAGATAGGTTTTTCTAATTTTATCACCGTTGGAAATTACAGAAGTTGGGTTAACGGCAATGATGTCACCCGCTTTGTCGTATTTTTTCTTATAAACAACCGCACCTACGGTTTTACCACTTACAGATTTGGCAGGATAACCTTTGAAACCCGCAGGAACAGCATCAGTGGGGTGGTCTTGCTGAAGTTCAATCATGATGAAACGAGACTTCAGTTCGTAGTCACCATCAGAAGAACCAATCTTCTTACCGATGTAACCGGGAAGGGTTGGGTTCATGGAACACCTTGCATATTTTTCCAGTACAATTGGCGAATCGTCGGTGTCGTTGAAGTCACGAACAATTACATCAAACTCCAAATTATCCAAGGAAATGTTAGCGATAGAGACCTTCACTTCTTTGTTTGAAGAGTTACCGTCCGATACAGTGATGAAGCGGAACAGGTCTGCCACCTTACCACCACGTACCTCAGAAACAATCCATGGAGAACGTGCAGTTGACCATTCGGCTACATAATTAGTGCCTTCGTCAGCAGAACCAAGGCTTACGTTTAAACCTGTAACATTACCCTGCTTCCAAGCTTCAGCCAGCCAGTTGCTATATTCTTCAGAAACAAAAACCGGGAATTCGGAACTGTCTTTATCGAAAATATCACTACCCAAAACTTTTGTAATGAACGTTTTGGAAGTTTTATCCAAACTAATTGTAAATGACTTCCCCCCTGCGGTTAATGTGAAATCAGCCAAAGGATTAGTCGAAACTGCGGTAGTGTTAGAAAGTGTAACACCGCTTGCAGCACTTACAGAGTAGTTCAGGGTATTACCTGAATAAGAACCTCTTGAGCGAATCATAGCTACGGCCACATTATTATAAGTGGTAGCGGTAGATGAAGTGGTGATTACCCATGAGTTATTCGGCTTGTAACCTGTCAAACCAAGTATTCTTGTTACGAATAATTGACTAGATTGTTGCAAATAGGATTTTGCAAAAAATGGTAATTCATATTTAGGATTACCGTTAGCGAATTTTTCAGTAGATGTACCACCGAAGTAGGTTCTGTACTCATCGAAGCTACCGATAAGAACAGGCTCAAAAGCAGGGCCTTTCAATGTCTCACCAACTAAGCCAAGCGTGGTGATACCCACACTCTGTGCAACATATGTAAGGTCTTTTTCTGAGGTATATACACCGGGAGACACAATTACTCTGTTTGTTCTTGCCATTTTTTAATGTGTTTTTTTTAGTTTTCTTTTATTCTTTTCAATAAATATTTTGAGTTCGTCTAAAAGCAAGAAAGTTTTCCAGAGTATTTATATTTAGTGTGAAAAAATTCGCAACATGTTCTCACCATGAAAACCGAGAAAAGAAGAGCAGAAACAAAAAATTTGAAAATATCACCCAAGCACCACCTACTGCTAAAACGCTATTGCGATAGCAAGGGCTTAAAAATGTTTAAGTTCGTAGAGAAGCTTATAGAGGAAAAATGCAAAAAGGAAGTAGACCTCTACGGAGATGATTACAAATAATAAACATCCACGTTGTCTCCATCAGTAAGTGGTGTAGAAACGGTGAGTTCCTTGGTCTGCGCATTGAAAGAAAATTCTTCAAAAAATATCTGGCCATTGATTATTACATACAACACACCAGTGGCGTCTGGAATGATGATTGTGGCTGACCCCGAATAAATGAATTCCGTCTTTTTGAGTTCCACCATTACATTTTCTGTATACAGCTTGACGGCGTGTGCTGAAATGTAAAGAATGGTAATATGTCTTCCGTTCGCCGGGGGAGTGGTAAAAATGATATTGGGGGTGGTTTCGTTGTGGAAGTAGTCTTGTCCCCTTGTTTGTATGTAACCATTAACCGATACCGCCAGAAGCATTCCGATTTTTTCTCCTGTACTGAACAGGGTTTTCGTACCATCTCCCACAAAGTCACGCTTGGTAACTTCCACATCGTTGAAAAAGAACTTGGTCTTTTTATTCTCCTCTTTCATGATGTCGGTTACAATTACCGAACGATTGATTGCGGGTTTGATTTCAAATTCATTTTCATCAATTAAAAAGCCTTCCATCCTGATTTTATAAACCTGTTTGAAAAAACGCTTTTCTTCTATGCTGCCAATTTCCGATTCATCGGATACGTTGTCCAATACCAACGGGATGTAGTGCCCCTTGATTTTGGTATAGGCTTGTCGGGAAGCAAATTTTTGAAGTACCACCCGGTTGAAGCGGTTCAGTGTGCGTAGTTTGTCACAAAGGATGACCACCTCATATTCGATATCAATGGGAACGGGTTGTGGGATTTTATATACGGTTGCCCCATACTGTTGCCCATCCCAAGTTGGTTGGGTGGTGTAGGTAAAGGTCTTCCTGTCCGGGATGGTGTATTGAAGGGATGGATGTGTGCCGGGTTGAGGGTCGGGTTGACGGATGACAATAATAAAAGGAAATTCAATGTTGTTGTCGGAATCCACGTTCTGCCACGTTTGGGAAAACTCTGCCCAACGTTGTAGGGTGAACAAAATTTTATTTACCGGGATAATCTTTCCTTCGGCTTCCGTTTTCAGTTGCTCCCGTACAAACTCCATCATGCCCTTATCCATATCTTCATGCAGAATACTTTCAGGGAGATTGGTATCCTTGTTGGTGATTTCGTCCAACATTTCCTGTCTTCTCGCCTTCCCAATCTTCTTTTGATAAAGGTCGATTTCTGTTTTACTTTTCTTTGCCATCCATTATAAATAATACGATAACTAACTTATATCATCAGAAATGTAAAAAACATAACCCACCCCATAATGGTCTTTAATGTCATGCATTATGGGGTGAATTCCAATAGGAATACCGCTTGTATTCCTAACTAACAAAATGATGTTATCACCATTCGCTTCGATATCGGAAATCCACCATCCACCTTCTCCCCCATACCCAACGTATTTATTTTTTAGGTGTTGAAGAACCCGTTTTTTAATTTCTTCTTTTATGATTCTTCTTATCATTTTTTAAAAATTACATAAATGCAGCTAAGACAAAGAGTAAGTCCAAAATTTTCAGACAAACTTCTGAAATATTCTTCCACTAATTGGAACATAGAAGATTTATGCATCGGGCGTGACATATTCAATGGAATATCACCGTCACCATGTAAATAATTTACAGTTCCGCTAACTTGACTTACACCAAGGACGAAGATGTTTTCCTGTTCTTTATTTTTTTGGAGTTCTACTGCATATAAAGTGAAAACAACATCCTTAAGAATCTCATCCTCACTCCAATACTGTTCTTTATATGGAATATGTATAGGTACACCAATAAATTTTTTTTCTATGTAGCGTAGAAAGGTGTCGTAATCCTTGTTGTTTTCTGCAAACAAATCGGCTAATTTTATCATTTATAAGGCTTTACCAAATTCTGAATCCTGAACAGGTGTGCAGATTATGGTACGATAAAAAGCTTTGAAGCCTCCATATGTGTGTTCGTTGTCGGAAGTAACCTTACCATCGTTAACCACCGTATAATATCTTATTTTTGATTCGCTTTCAATATAGCCTATGTAATCGCCGTACATGACATCCACCCCCAATTCTTCCAAATGGTGTTTATAAACCGATACGGTCATATTCCCCGGTTGTAGATAACGGAGCATTCCCCCCTTCATGTCCTTGTTTTTGGGTTCTTCAATCTCAACCAATCCATAGAATTCCACTGGTGGATGAAATTTAATTTCATCCTTTTGGGCTTCCCCATAGACATCATCGGTTTGGGAAGCGGCTCTGTCCACTCGGAATAAAACCAGTTTGAAACCCAAATCACCGTGGAGGTATTCCTGCCCCATTTTCATTTCTAAGTCGTAGTCCTCATCGGAAAAAAACTTGTTTAATCTTGTAATTGGTATTTTGTTGCTCATTGAATTTGTACGGTATATATAATTTTGCGTTCTTGTTTAGGTTCTTCAACCTGTGACTGATTCCACGCATTTTTAGCCCAAACAGAACCCATATTACCCAATCTTTTATCATAACGTCCATGTATTTCAAAATCACTTAAAGGTTTTAATGAGTAGATATAAAATACATCTTCATCCATTCTCCAACCTCGCTTTTTCGAAAGATAATTTTTCATTGTATAAAGTTTGGTTACATAGAGACTTCTATTTTCATAATTGCGTACACGCTTCATAATTCTGTCAAATAGGTCTAAAATTTTATCA